CTATTATGTTTCGCTATGCTTGTCATTTAAAAGTTGCCCCCACCGATGCCACCTGTAGAAGTCAAGATATTGCCATCAAATAGCAATTTGCTTGATTGGGTCATTGTACTAGTAGATGACGCATAGAAAATCTCATTAGCAACAAAAACCGATAAACCTGTACCGCCTCTAGCCGTAACAAGTGTACCGCTAGTAATCTGATTAGCGTCAATAGCAATTGACGCGTTAGACGCCGCAGTTATGTTGCCATACTGGTTAACTGTAAATACACCAACTTGTGACGCAGATCCGTATGTACCTGGTGTAACACCTGAAGCGCCAATAGCAAGGTTAACGATGCCAGGGGAATAGCTAATCGTAATGCCACTACCTGTCAAAGTAGCTGGCTCAAACACGTTATTAGCGTTACCAATGATAATTTCATGGACGCCAATCGTATTTAAGCCTGTACCACCTTTGGATACAGGAATAGCGCCTGTTGCGGTATAACCGTAGATATTCCAAAAAAACCGATACCACTCGGTTGACATCGTATTCGTGTCAGGGTAAATCAGCGGTACTTTAGCTGACGGTAGTACGGTAATGTTAGCCATTTGTGTTTGTGCCGCTGAGGAATAGTTCAGCGCCCACAATAACGACTTTATTAGGATCTGTACCTGATACCTCGTAAATGCGGTCACGTAGCTTGGTAGTCATGCCAAGGCGACGCCAAATAGCACGATAGCCATATTCGCCAATCTTACCCATTGAAATCCAATGTTCGCTAGACCACGTATGGCCGCCATCATCAGACCAACGAAGCATGACCTGTGGGTCTTGCCCTTGTCCTAAATTGAGGCCAACACCTGATTGGCAGTCCAATTGAAGGGTATGTTGGGCAGTACGCTTCATATTGTTCTGATTAGCAGGCAATGGGCGCCATGAGCGAACCCATTTTTGAATATCACCGTTATCGGAATAGACATCTAAATCAAGGGCATAAATATTGCCGTTTTCAAAGTCGCCGACAATAGTTTGACTATTGAAGTTCATTTGACATTGACCACGATGGCGCATAAAAGAGCCATTATTCCAGCTTGCACGTTCATGCCAAGCACCCGTAGCCACGTCATAAACCCAAGTAGCGTTGGCTGTTGGGAAGTTCAATACATAGAAAGCATGACCTTCTTCTTGGTAGGTATAGGCTTCTGCGTCGGTAATATCACCGTAACTTTGAATAGCGTACTCTACGGCATGGGTAGATACACGTTTGCCTGTATAACCTTGATTACGATAGACAATACCATAACCACGAGGATCAGAGCCAAGCCAAAATATGCTGTTATCAAGTTTAGCAATAGAAAACGGAGCCAAGCAACCAATTTCATTATAAGCTCCTTGGATTGGGGCTAATGGGAACGGGATTACGGCAGCGTCGTACCAAACCTCAATTGTGCCTTGACCAAATACCCAAACCTCACGGTTATTGGATACAACTGCTATAATTTGATCGGGAGAACTTTCAGCAGCGCCAAAAGCTAAAGGATCAATGTGTGTGGCGTCAAAAATACCAGTAACCCAAATAATCTGCGTATTTGGCTGGTTAAACGCAAAATAGCCGTCAATGTAGCAAACCGTAGCCGCGCCAGCAAAGTCAGGGTCAGTAATCTGTTCAAACGTATTGGTTGACTCGGTGTAAACATAAGCATCAGGATTACACGCAAGAAATATCTGAGTACCGCTATCGGCAATAGACACGGGGCCAGTGCCACTAACTGTACCTAAAAGCGTATAGGTGTAATCCGTTTGAATCTTATAGAACTTATTGCCCGATACCACGTAAGCATCTAAACCACCCGTAGAATGAGTCCAAAAACCACGGATGGGGCCAGTGCCTATGGTAGCTAGTAAACGCAAGCCAGGGGCGCGGTTAAGAAACCCGCTAGTCATTCCACCTTCGGGAATAGCCTCGGGAAACAAGTTGACCATACGGTTATCCGCAGCATTTACGCTCCGAGCTACATAAGCTTGGCCTAAAATCGGCGTCAGCATTAGTAGTTACCGGCAAAAATGTTAAAGCGCTGACGAGTGCCAACAATGCTGTAAGGCAAGGACATGATGTCGTCAGGATTATTAATACGCTTGAGAGTACGTTTAGAAGCCATTGCAATACGAGCCACATTGGGTGGTGGCTCTACACCAAACTCATTGGCGATCTCACAAGCCAAGTTGTATTTAAACGCTCTTAAATAGCCTGGAGGAAACGCCAAAGTAGTTGAAAGACTAGCTGGCTGAGTTAGTTCTGTAACTGAAACAAAGTGCCAAAGTAACGCTTTTGTAGGCACTGGGTAGACATACATATCAATATTAGGGTAATCCATGTTGATCCACATGACTTGTGGATAAGTGGAAGTCACGGTTTTAACCGCAATACCATCGTATTGTTGCTGATTAATAATCTTAATACCAAACGAAATACCGTTTGAAGGATCTATAAAATAAGTCGAATCATCTAACAAAATAGGACGATTACCTACAAAATCACCTGTAGGACCTAATGTTCTATGAATTGTATTTACAGGCCAAGTAAATACTTGATCTTGGGTAGAAAAAGTTGAAAGACGTTCGGTATTCCATGAATCAATCATTTGATTCAAAGCGGAAAGGGAATCTTGAGCCGTAGCAGCAGAAGGCGTTTCGCCTTCGGCAAGCATCCCGATTAAGCGTAGCGCTCCATTTATCTGATCGGCGGCGGTAGTAGCCATAACAACTCCTTACTCTGCGGTTTTACGACGTCTTTTTACATCCAGTGTATTGACAGGAGCCGCAAGTAATTCTTCTACCATTTCTTCTACTTTTTCTGACTGCGTATTCAGATCGTAGCGTTTCCAACCTTGTGCTTCATCATAATCTGCTTCGGCGTCTATTGTAGCAACTTTAGTGCCATGAATAGGGTGCTTTAAATAAATTATAGGCATTATTTTTCCATTTAGATAGGGGGACAAGCCCCCTATTTTATTATGCTACAACAGCGAATTGCCATTTAGAACCATCAGATACAAACAACTTTCCAGTACCAGTTGCATTGCTAGTAGTAGCAATAGAACCAACAGCAGCGGTAGTTGTAGTAGTGTTAGCAGTAATAGCAGTAGTTAAAAAGTAAAGTGAAGCGACAGCATTACCAGCAGCAGCAGTACCGGATGTGGTAACGCTAGTAGCAGTAACAGCAGCAAGAGCCGAAGCGCCCGTAACGGTCAAACTATCAAATTGAGGGTCGCTATACGCAACGCCAACAGCTTTGGTATTTGGCATGATTTTTCCTTTTAAAAACCCGCCCCGAAGGGCGGGATATTACATTAACCAGCAATACGGTAGAACACGTAAGTAGCTGTACCAGTTTTGCTAACACGCCATGTACAAGCCGAGTTTGCAGCGACAGCCGCTACGCCAACTAGTGTGCAACCAGTATTAGCTGTAACAGTAGCAGCATTTGTACCGCCAATATTGATAATATTGAAGTCAAAAGAACTATTAGTTTTCATACTTGTAAAAGCGGTATCCAAGTCAGCACCCAAAGGTACTGTCAAGTTTACGGCTGCGCCAGTATAAGTAATAATGCCGTTTGCTAATTCAGCAGCAGTTAAAGTTGCTGCGGCTGTCTTAGCTACGGGTGTTGTTTGAACTCCGAGAGTTACTTCTGATAAGTTACCATCACCAACTTGATAACCACCTGCGCCATTTGGAAGTGCCATGATATTAATTCCTTAAAAAATTGATTTAAAAAGCCCCCGCGTTAGCGGAGGCAATTAGGTTTAACCCCACATCCGAACGCCCATTGCTGGACGAATGGCTGAGTAACCGTATAGAACGTCAATACGGCAAGGTAAACGGTCATTATTAATATCGTATTGGCGAACAACACGCATAGAAATACCGTTGTGAACTTGACGTGAAGCCATGTCAACACCTTGTGGCAATAATAAGTCAGCAGTTGCAAAAGTGATCGCATCTTTATGATAGATCAAGTTTTGTGCGTACTGAGTTGCAGAACCACCAAGGAAAGTCAAGGCAGCGTTAGCAGCAGGGAAAGAATCAATTGTTGCCAAAGCATTAGTTGATGTATACATCGCTGGAGATACTGTCAAAGTGGCAGTTGTGCCAGAAGAAACAGTAACGGGCGCTGTTACAACAAACTGTTGCAATGAACCAGTTGATTGACGGGTTTGTGGGTTAACAGCATAAACGCTAGCAATAGTAAATACGTCGCCTACGTTAAATGTTGGTGAACCACTTGTAAAGCTAATTGCCAATGAAGTAGAACCTTGAGCAGATACAGTAGTAGCTACGATAGGTGCAGTTGGAGTCACACCAGTTGTATGCTGAATAATAGACTGGCTCATGTTGATTTCTTCGTAGCCCAATACGCCCATACCCATCATGCCATTCTTGAATTGACGGCTAATTGTGTCTGTAGGATTAAACAGACCTTTCATGCCTTCAACCAAACCTGCGTTGGCTGCTGGGTTAACAGTAGCGTAACGTGGGGACATAACAGCAGCAGCTTCGTTCAGTTTTTGTTGAGCTTGCAACAGAACTAAAGAAGTAGCAGGAGTAGTACCAGGAGTACCAACGGACTGATAGATAGCTTTGTAGCTGTTTGCTACATCGTTATCAATAGAAGAAGCCAACTGAGAGATACGTGGTTTCAAAACACGTTCTGCAAAGTCATCTAACTGCATTGTCAATTCAGCAGAGGTGAAGTTAACACCAATGTGCTTTTGTGACGCTACAGTCAAAGTTGTGTACTGTTCGTTGTCGTCTTGAACTTGCAAGGCGGCACCGTCAGTTACCAAAGCGCGGTCTGGTAAGCGAATACGGAGAGTGGAACCAATTTTGGCACCTTCAACAGCGAAGGAGTCATCATACTGGCGGTTTACGTTACGTGTGATAACAAGATTGTTCTCAAGGATCTCGAGAGCTTTTCTTGTGATCATGTCGATGGTTAAGATCGAATTTGACATAATAAAGTCCTAATTAAAAAATAGTTAGCGGTTTCTCTGCGCTTCCCACTTTTTGATCTGACGTTGGCGGTCAGCTTCAATCCACTCTGAAGTCGTCATGCTTTTAATGGCACGAGGATCCGTTGTGTCTGTTGCTGGAGATCCAGTGGATCTCGCCGTAATCGGAGCAATTGGTGCTGGGGCGCTCGAAGTCTTTTTTACTACGGGATTATCAGCTAATTTAGCCTCAATTTTCCCTAATTCTTTGGCCTGCTGGAGTGGCGATAAACGTGAAATACGATCGGCTTCTTTCGGATTAGACCCTAGGTAATAAGCCATGTCGGGGCCAACATCTGAAGCTTGAATCGTTTGAGCCATCGCGTCAGTGATTGGAAGTTTGGGGTTGTACGCAACTTGTTCAAAGTCATCGTATTTAATCCGCGCATCTTCTTCTTTGTCGTGATAGGACTCAATGATCTCAGACTGCATCCTAGCTTGTTCACGCCTAGCAAGCAATTCTTCTGCCTTCTTTTCTGCCAAAGCATCAGCATATTCATCAGGCGAATTAAACTGCTCAATCGGCGGGATTTCTACTGGAGCTTTTCGAGCTTGTGTTTCCACGGCTCTAGCTGCCTGTTCTCTTTCCCACTTACGTTGTTCTCTAGCAAGTCGTTTACCAATAGCGGCATCAAGTTCTTCTTGTGAGAAGGTCTTGGGTGCTTCTGCTGCTGGCTCTACTGCTTCCGGCGCTACTTCTTCAGCTTCAGGTGCAGCCGTTGCCACCTGTTCTGGCGCGGTTACTTCCGCTGGTACTACTTCTTGACTTTCGTCCATTTCGATGTTTCCTTAGAAACCCTGGTGATCTGCACCAGTACAGTTTTATTTATTAAATATTAATCGAAGCTATCTTATCTTGTAAAGCTTTAACTCTTGCATCAAGCGCGGTTTGATCTGAAGCGAGTTTAGCTTGACTAGCGATTAATGCTGCTTGAGCTTGAGCTAGACCATCTTCACGCGCAGTCAATGAAGCTTCTTTAGCCGCTACATCTTTAGCAGTAGCAGCGCTATCAGCAACAGCTTGATTTTCAAGCGCAGTTAAGTCTTTTTCACGGGCATCTAATAGCGCTTGTTTATCTTGTGAATCGGCGCTAGCAGTTTTAGCAGTTGCCAAAAGCGCATCAGCTTGAGCTTTGATGTTTTGTGCATAGACATCAGCATCCGCAAGCTTTTTATTTGCATCATCAACAGCGCTAATAGCACCTTGACGTTTTGCCAATTCGTCGCGTAAAGCGACCATTTGAGCTAAATCGGATGGGAACTGTTTGGCAATATAGTCAAGAAATGCACTAGAATCAATACCGCCAGTGTCACTAGAAATGTTCATATATCACCCTTAAGCGTAATAGCTAATGTTGAGTTCGGCGGTACCGCCATTATTAATAAATTGAATACCATTTAAGTTGCCGTCATATTGCAAAGTCACGCCAGCAGCCAAAGGCATACCAACAGAAGCAGTAGGCGCAGTGCCATCATCGCGCCAACGCACATTGCCGGTCAAAGGTGTAATTATTGCAATGGTAGGCATTTGTTTTAAGCCTGTTTTATCCATTGTAGGTACAGTAAGCCCAACAGCAGAGCTTAAGCTAGTAATTTGTTGATAACCGATACAAACGGTAATTGCTTTTAAATTGATAGACATTAGAATCTTCCTCTTTCCGTGAATGTACGGATTTTAATCCATAATTGCTCAGTGGCTACAATAATACCCTCAAAAAAGCCACCTGCAAAGAAACTTCCATTAAAAAATGGCCCCATTAAAATGCACCCCCACCAACACCCGATGTAGCTACGAGTGAAGTAAAGGCGCCAGTACTTGCAACGCTTACGCCGATAGGTGTTCCATCAATTGAACCACCTGTAATTGCTATAGCATTAGCATTTTGTTCAGCCATTGTTCCTAAGCCAACCAAACTATGATTGGCGTTCCAAGCAACAGCGCCTTCAGCGCTGAAAGAGCCGTCAGCAGGAGTGGAATGGTTGACGGTTATTGCCATTATGCCAAGAAGCGTAATTTATATAGGGTAGATAGGTAAAGTTGAATAATATTATCAATTAACTGTTGCATTGAAGTATCTGCTTTATCGCAAACATCGTATCGTACTGATTCAATCTCGGCAAGTTGCCCTTCTAAAAACTCAATGACATTGCTAGTTTTTTTAGCGGACATTAGGCTAATTGGGCCAATCAAACCATGACGACCTTGATACGCTTCTGCAAAATCATCAGCAGCTTCAATAATTTCGTCATAAAACTTGTTTAAAGCTTTATGTTTTGAGTAGCTACGGGTGTTCAGATGAACGGAATGAGTCACATCACGAGCTAAAAACAAGATTCCTACAAAATCGGCGGCTTTCATTGTGGCATCCCTTGTGGTGGCTCATTTGGCTCTTGTTGCTCATTTAGCCCTTGTGCTTCAGGGGCTTCGCCTGGCTCTTGCATCATTCCTTGCGGTGGTTGGCCTTGTGGCTGTTCCATTTGCTGTTCTTTAGCTTCTTCTTCTTGCATATCTTGCGAAGTATCGCGTTGCATTTCAGTCACTAAATCGCCAGTAGTCATCATGCCATGTACGGTGCCCAACACAATGTCTTGGATCTGCTCAGGAGTCATAGCGGCAGCCATAGCAACAGCCCGCTTGGTTTCAGCGTCATACAGCTTGATCTGCGCTTCAAAGTCTTTACGCTCCAAGTCCTGCATTTCGATTGATTGGCTGACATTCTGCAACATTTTGTGCATTGCGTCCATTTCGCCAGACATAGCTTGAATTTGTTGTTGAGCCGCAGCCAAGGCTGGATCTTCGTCGCCAACGGCAAGCAATTTCGGATCAATCGTTTTAGCCAAACGCTCAGATAACTCTTGGGCGCCAGGCCAATCCATATTTTTAACAAATAGATCGCCAGCCACTTTCCATAGCTCAGGATTACCTTGAAGAATCTGAGCCATTGCATCCATAGCTTCTTGACGCTTAGTCATGTAGCCTGGGCCTGTAGTAGCCACGACATCATAGACACCAACACTCGGATTGTAGATTTTTTCAACCACAATGCCTTGTTGGTCAACGATTTTCTTCACTGGCTCAGGCTGGTCTGGGTTGATCTTTGCCATAGACACTTCGCCATCCACACCTACGATGCGAGCAACGCGCTCTGTATCGTAAATCTTAGGGATGAGGTCGATTAACTGACGGGTTGCAAAGCGAATTGCTTTAGTCAGGTTATCGCCATAATGGTAAGTACCTACATCGCCTTGTTTCTCGCGAGCCATAATAGCTTTACCCGAGCGTTCGTTGCTTGTGGCGCCTAAGCTCGAGTCATACTGTCCAGTAGTGGACTTGATATCATCAGACGCGCCCATTTTGGCTTGAATAAGACCAGTTTGTGCCAAAGGTGGGGCTGCGCGTTGTGGAAGGGGTAATGTGCTACCCAATCCATCAGTTACGTCAGGGTTTACCTCTAAATACGGCCAATTGGTCGTGTTAGCGGTTTTCCATTGTTGTTCATAGCCTTCAAATTGACCGCCATAACCGATAAACGGTGCTTTTGGAGCCAAAGCAAGCATTTCTGCCTCTTGAGATACCCAGTAGTTGTACATACGTTGTGCATCTTTGGCATTTCTGACCAATCCTGACACATAAATGCGACCATCTACTTCAAATTCATTACCAATGACACGAATGACAGGGATCCATTTACCCGCCCATACTTGTTCTTGTAGCACTTCATAGCCATTGGACTTCATCCACATGACCTTTTTAACATCCACAGTACGAGTTTTGACCGGTTTTAGCCCATGCTGCTTCATTTGCTTATCTTCAGGGCTGCCTTCGTAAAACGCTTGATTGCCTGGGTACAAATTAAGCTTAGTCGGGGTGTGCGTATAGTAGAAATACTCAACAATACGAATTGTGTTTTCATTAATCCATTGGGACAGGGAATCATCACCTACACCTTGGGACATAATGGATGTGATGGGCGCGGCATCAGGATACTGACGCTCGTACGCATCTTTTTCAATATCTTGGCTAATGAAACACCATTCAGCGTCGCAACCAGCAGGGTCTTGGATCATCGGATCCATGTACACGCTAAATGCGTTACGAATACGACCTAAGCGGATGTCTTGGTCAAAAGAGTTATCGGTACAAAACTCGGTCAAAATACGGAAGTACCCTTCGCCGTAGGTCACTTGGTTTTCGCAAGCCGTGTCATAGACTACATCGGAGTCAGACATATACTCGATATGGCGAACCATACCTTCAAAAATTTCCGCTACTTCTACATCGCCTTTGTCGTCCGCAGGGATCACTTTTCCAGAGGGTCGATTTTGACGTTGTTCGTTTGTTACTTGTTTGACGTGCTGAGGCAGCTTATTGATCGTAAGGCAAGGTCTTGCGTTAATGGTCTGTCCTTG